GCCTGTTGGTTAAGCCGACCGAAGGCTCGCTCACCGATGTCGTCATCACCGCCGACTGGAGGTGCAACGGCACCGATGGAACCTACAGCGGCACCTGCTACGGCTCGTCGTCGTTCGCGCCTCCTACGGAGAACTTCACGCCGTACGATCAGCTCACGCAGGATCAGGTTCTCGGCTGGTGCTACAGCAACGGAGTCGATCAGACCGCGATTGAGGCGAACGTCACGCAGCAGATCAACGACCAGATCAACCCGCCGGTCATCACCCCGCCGCTGCCGTGGGCTCCCCCCGCTCCCGAGCCGGAAATCGTTGCACCCGCTGATCCCGTGATCGAAGCTCCCGCCGCATGATCAAGATCGAACTCACCCAGGAGCAGGCCAACCAGCTTCTCCAACTCATCGACATCGCCATCAAAGCCGGTGGCTACCAGAACGCCAAGGTCGGCGTACCTCTGGCCGACATCATCATCAACGCCGCACAATCCAAGGCTGAGTAACAATGGACGCGACCAACCATAGCGGTGGATTCGGAGGTATCGTTGGGTTGCTGGGAACCGCAACCGTAGCAATGGTCGCCTCCTACATCCCCGAACTCACCGAGTGGACACGGTTCCTGACCGCTCTCGCCGCCTTGGTCGCAGCCGTCACGGCACTATACAAAGCCATCAAAAAGAAATGAACCCCAACGTCGCTTCCCTCATCCGCCACGGCCTCAGCGCCGCCGGTGGCTTCCTCGTCGCCAAGGGCATGATCAGCCTCGATCAGGTCAATGAGATCGCCGGTGCGATCATCACTCTGGCAGGTATCGGATGGTCAGTGTTCAAGAACAAGAAAACCCCTCCGACCCCTCCCGCTGCCCCGGCCGCGTGAACTGGATCTACCAGATCGTCCGGGCCTTCCTGGACTTCTTCCGCGAAACACCGCCACCGGATATCCACCACGGCAATGCACCCAAGCCTCTCAAGGATGATCTTGCCGCTCGTGTTGCCGATCTGCCTGGGCTGCCAGACCAAGGTGGTGATGGTCCCGCACGGTGATCCCGTGCTGATCGCCAAGCCGGTGAAGGCCAGCGTCTATGCTTTCGATGCGAACAAGAAGCTGGTGGGGCCGTCGACCGTGACGCTGCCTGCCGGCTGGTACGTTTTACCCAAGAACTGATCATGGCCCAGCAAACCATCAACATCGGCGCCATCGCCAACGACAACACCGGCGACACGCTCCGGGGCGCCGGCCAGAAGATCAACGACAACTTTACCGAGCTGTACACCGCCATATCGGCGCTCAACACAGCGACGGCCTACACGCCGACGCTGGTCGACTCCGGCGGTGGCCGCACCTACACCGTCACGGTCAACTCCGCGCGGTACACCAACATCGGCAACCTCCGGTGGTTTTCGGTCGACCTGACCGTCACCGCGGCATCCGGTGCGGCCTCGGGCGATCTCCGATTGAGCCTTCCGGCCACGTCGACCTATTCCGGCACCGTCGAGTTCTATGCCGACAACCTGGCGTCGGCAGCCAAGACCGACCTTCAGGCCAATGTCCCGGCCGGTGCCAATTATGCCGTGCTGACGCATTACGAGAACGGCGACGCCGACTCTCTTACGGCCCACGTTCAGGCCACATCCCGACTAATCGTCACCGGCATCTTCTTCACCACACCGGCCGCGTGACGACCATCGGATCCAGTCTCCAGCAGGGCATGACGGTGCTCCAGCAGATGCTGGGGGCGCCGATGTTCATCTGGGAAGGCTCGTCGATCCGGTGCATCCCGGCTGCGGTCACCGATGCCAACACCCCGGTGGCCGGCGGGTTCCAGGACAACGTGACGTCCCGGATCCTGGTCATGTTCTCCGACTGGAAGACCTGCGACAGCACGCTGGTCTCGATGGACACCACGCTGTACACCCTCGACCAGGGCACGACCTTCTCAAGGCTGCAGCGCGAGGACGCCGGGTTCGTTCTCCTGGAGAACACCGACCGCATCGCTCTGACCTTCTGCAAGCCACGGCCGGTGGTCGGGCGCACGCTTGTCTACCAAGGCCGCACGCTGCGCATCCTATCGTGCCGTGTGGATGCTTCCGGCGCCTATTACAGCCTCGATCTCGGGGCGAAGACCAAATGAGGCCTGTCGTCAACATCACGGTGGATTCCTCGAGGTTCGACGCTGCGCTGAAGCAGTACCTCTTGGCCACCACCCGTGATCTCGACAAGGCGGTGAACGCCCGGATGTTCTATCTGATGGTGCGCTTGTTCGTTTTGGTACCACCCAAGAGCCCACAGGCCGAGCGGACCCGCATCGGTGAATATCTGGCCAAGCCTCTCGGCAACATCAACAGGATCTCCAAGAAAACAGGCAAGCGCATCGGCAAGAGCCGTCTGCTGCGCCGGGTCCACCTGATCGCACAGGCACGCGAACGCAAGGCCGGGCGCCGCGGCCTCTATGGCGAGGAGATGAAGGCAGCCGCAAGCGCTGTCTACCGCAAGGCCATTGGGTCGGTCGGATACCTGCGCTCCGGCGTGGTCAAGGCCATTCGGGTGTTCAACAAGGGATTCAGCCAATACGACAAGCCCAAGTGGAAACCGCTTGTGAAGCCGGCCGGCTACAAACCGCCGCATAAACCGAATGCCGCCCTTGTCTCTTTGGCCAACCAATACGGCCTGCCTGCCGAGAACGTGGCGGTCCACAAGGGCACCAGGGCAAAGGGTTATCAGGCTGTGCCGGGATGGAATCCCACGGCCTCGGTGCTGATGCAGTCGGGCATCGCCGACAATCAGATGAGCCGGGTGACCTCGATCTACAATGCGGCCATGCAGAAGGCCTACGACGACGAGCTGGCCGAGCTGCAGACCCACATGACCGATGCACTACTTGCCAACGGCAAGGTGCTTGTGGACAATGGTTTTGAGATCAAATGAATGGCGTGGCCCTTAGAGCCGAAAAGGCGCTCGTCGATTACCTGGCTGCCGAAGACTGGTCTGCTGCTGGAGCGGGCACGCCGTCGTTCCTGACCTCCTACAGCCGCGGTTTGTACGACGACCCGGACGAGCAGGATGCCATGCCCAACTTCCCGCGGGTAATTGTGTCATCAACGATTGCCCGCCCGCTACAGCGCACCGACCTGACCTGCGAGGTCAATGTCGAGATCGAGCTGCAGCTATCGGCCGACGATACCGACGAGGCCGACGTGCTGACCACCGTGGCAGCTCTGGACACCATCATCCTGCCTCTTTTCGATGCCAATGGCGCAGCGGTGCTGGATGCCGACGAAGATCACGCCAGCGGGCCTTTCACCGCGCAGTTCGCCACTCCCCTTGATTTTGGCGCCTCGTCCATTTCTAATCGTTCGAGGACGTTCACCAGGTCATTCACGCTTTTCTGTTCGGCAACCCTGTAACAAACTACCATGGCAAACACTCAAGGCAGCAAATACGTTTTTGGATCACCTGCAACGCTGACGATCTACGATGCCGCGGGCGCTCTTGTCGTCACCGGCTATGTTTCTCCCGACATCGAATCGTACGACATCACCCATGATGCCGATACCGAGGAAGTCCGAAACTCCGCTGGCGAGGTTGTCGGTCACATCGCCTACAACAACCGGCTGACGTTGACGGTCAACTTCATCCCCGCCAATTCCGCCAGCGTCGCCAACGCGCTGCTGGCCGCTTCTCTGCCCAACGCAAACGGAACTTGTACCATCTCGGGTGCGCCTGTTATCTACATAGGCGGTTTTGCGGACGCAATCAACGCTGCAAGCGGCAACCGTTGGATCTATGCAGGCGGTGGTTCCATCAAGACCACCCAGACCGGCAAGGCCACCGGAACCATAACGCTGAAGAAGTATCTGAACCTCGCAGCGACCGGAGCCGCCACCACGCTGTGAGCGGTCTGGCCGACATCCTGACGGCTACGGCGCCGCCATGCCCGATGGTCATGGGGCTGCGCCTTGTGCCGTATTCTGTGGGGCATTCACTGATGCTCCACCGGATGGGGTCACCGCTGGTCATCGGAGGAGCAGTCTCTCGGGCGGATCTCATGCAGGGCGTGCTGGTATGCTCCGAGCCGATCAAGGAGACGCTGAAGACCCTGCGCTCGCCGTTCCGCGGCCTCCTGCTTCGTTTCTGGGCCCGCAAGACCATCAAGCTATCGTTTGATGTCGAGTTCGAGAAATGGAACAACTGGATGGCCAGCCAATCAACGGCGCCCGAAATCCTGACCAAACCCGGCGCCAAACGGGCGCTTGCCATGCCTTGGCCCGAGAGGATGTTGGCCTGCTGTCTCGACCTCGGCCTGACCGAGGCCACCGTGTTGTCGATGCCCATCGGTGATGCCGAAAGACTTGTTCTGGCCAGAGCCGAGACCCATGGTGACGTCGAGCTGTGGAGTCCGAAAGACGAGGCCCTGTGGCGGTGGGCACAGCAACAGTCGACCAACAACTGACCATGGCGATCTTCTCACTCCTGGCGAAGCTGGGGTTCGATGGCACCGCCTTCGAGACCGGCGCCAAGCGGGCCACATCCATGGCCAAGGGAATCGGCCGGGAAATCAACTCGACACTGGCCAGCGTCTTCACTGTGGACAAGCTGGCCCAGTTTGGCCTGGAGGCC